ATGATATTTGTTACTGGAGATACCCATATCCCTAGAGATATAGAAAAACTAAATTTTGTGAATTATAAAAATTTAACCAAGGATGATTATGTTATTATTTGCGGAGATTTCGGTGCTATTTGGGATAACTCTAAACAAGAATTATACTATAGAGAATGGTTACAAAATAAGCCTTGGACTACCTTGTTTATAGACGGAAACCATGAAAATTTTGATTTGTTATATAAATTTCCTGTAGAAGATAAATTCGGTGGTAAAGTTCATAAAATTAACGATAGTATATATCATTTAATGAGAGGACAAGTTTTTAATGTTAATGACATAAAATTCTTTACTATGGGTGGAGCTACTTCCACAGATCACCAAAATAGAATCAAAAATATATCTTGGTGGAAAGAAGAAATCCCTAATAATATTGAAATGACAGAAGGATTAGATAATCTTAGAAAACATAATAATGAAGTGGATTATATATTAACTCATACTTGTTCGAGTTTAGTGTTAAAAGATATAACTAAAATATTTGGATTTCAACCTAAGCCTGAGGAAAATTTAAATAAATATCTTCAAATAATAGAGGAAAAGGTTAAATTTAAACATTGGCATTTTAGACATTTCCATGAGGATATAGAAATAGATCAAAAACATACATTGTTATTTGAAAAAATAATAAAAATACAGTAATTATTTAGGTAAAATAAATAATAAAGAAGATTTTGTGAGGTGTTTAAAAAATGTGTTATTTAATAGTTAAAGATTTTAATAAAAAAGGAAGTATAGCAATTGAACTAAATGATAATAAAGAAGTGGCAGGATTATCAAAATTTCTTACTGCAAGACTAAAGGATACTTCAAAACAAGTAGTTACCATCAGTGATTTGGAAACTTGGGAAGAATACGCTCCGTTTAATATTGTAAATAATGCAAGTGAATTTATTGATAAAGCTGAAAAAATGTAATTTTAATAATTAAAAAAGAATGAGTAAACATTTCTCTCATTCTTTTCTGTTGATGTAAATATTTTAGAAACTAAATTATCTTAAAAAAATGCTTTATAAGGATGTCTTTTATAAAAATCTTTTAATTGAATTTTATTAGCAATGTCTTCATTTGTTATATATTTTCCTATGGAGGTTAAAGACAAGCCAGTTAAGTATTTAATTTCTTCTATTGTAAACCCATTCTTAAACATTTTTTTTATCAAAGATTCTCTTATAAAAGATGGGGTAATTAATTTTTTCCTTTCTTTAGGTATATCTTTAGCTTCAGAAACATAAAAACTTATAATACGAATAAATGTATTGCCAGATAATTTATCGTACTTGTTACTATATTTACTATAAAACAAATATTCACATTTAATCTTATTTGATTTTTTTAAGTTCATATAATCTTTTAATTCATCATACAGTTTTTCTGTTAAAGGAATTTTTCTTTTATTTATAGTTAAATATCTATTGTTAATATCTGCATCTTTTATATTTTGTATTTCTTGTATATCTAAACCAGTGTATAAAAATATTAATAATATTAAGATATTTCTTTTTGAATTTCTTTTTTTAGTATATAAATTAAACATATTCAATATTTCATTATTATTTAAAAGCTCATATTTAGAGAGTTTATTATCAAATGAAAAACCTTCTAATATATCATCTTCAACTAAATTTTCAAAACAATTTTCTTTTATATATTTATTTTGGTTCAAAAATTCAACAAATGATTTTAAATAATTAAATTTATTGATTATTGTAGTATTACTGGTAGCATGCCGTTCATTTCTATTTTTTTTCTCATATATATCTGTTTTCAGAAATTCTTTAAAATCAGATGGATAAATAAAATGTAAATCATATTTTTGATGGTTATTACTTAAATAAATAAAGTAATTTATAAGAGTACTTTTATATTGTCTCCAAGATTGTTCATTAAGATTTTTAGATTTTCTTAAGTGTTTTTTAAATTCTGGCAAATATTTAAAATATTTAGTATAATGTCTATCAAATAAATATTCATATGAGAAGTATTCAATAATTTTAATATCTTCTTGATAATTCAATATATTATTTAGATTAAATCTTAAAATTATTTTTTCATTAAACTCCAATTTAGAGATATCATTTAATAGTACATAATCGTTTCCGTTTGTAATTAGTCCCCATTCGATACCTTTTTGATGCATGTATTTTAATAATTGATCAATATAGGGTTCTATTTTTGTTGTTTTATTTTTTGTTTCGATAAAGAATAAATTATTTTTATCATCATTTACATATAACACTATGTCTTTTGGAGATCTACAAATTTCTGCATTACCTTCTATGTCCATCCAGTAATGTTTGTAGCCCAATAATTTTAAAAAAGGAATAACTACAAAAGTTTTTACATTTGCTTCACTTGGGCTCTTTAAATTATCATATTCATTTTTTATAGAAACTAGATCTTCATATAAAATTTTCATTTTTTATACCTCCAATTCATATTTTTCGACTCAGATTTAAGTTATCCGATTTAAGTATTTTTATTCGTTTTATTTTAATTTAACTACACTTTTACAATATAAAAAAGACTAGGAAATTTAATCCTAGCCCTTTATTACCTCTAAAACATCATCAATATTAACTTCTAAAATAGTACATACTTTTTCGAGTATGTTATAGCTTACAGCATTAGTCTTACCCATTACAAAATTATACATTGTATTGTATCCTATATCACATTTTTTAGAAAGCCATCTTATATTACGTTCCCTTTCATTTAATATATCCATAACTTTTACTTTAATCATAATCTTTCCTCCAATTAACAATATTTCATTACAATAATTATAACATGCAAATTATAGAAAAATATATTTAAAACATAAATAATTATCATGTTGACATGATAAAAAGTAAGGTATATAATATGAAATGTAAGGTAAATAAAAGTAATATAAGTTAATTATCACATATAAGTTATATTTTAATAAATAATATTACAACTTATAGCTCATAGAATGAGAAAAAGAATGGAATAATAAAAGAAAAGGCAATAATGTAAATTAAACTATAATGGAGGTAATAAAATGATAAAGATTACATTAGAGAAAATGGAATATTTAAGAGGAGAAAAATTAAGACATTTAGTAAGATTTTTAAAATCTGATGGATTATCTTTAATAAGTGACGATATTGCTACAGTAGATAAAAAAAAGGTAATAGAAACAGAAACAGATATAATAGTTGCAGGAAATGCAGTTGTAGGAGAATTAGAAGAGTTTATAGGGGGATATAGTTTAAACATTTCTAAAGAGGGATTATTAGACTGGGAAGAAGATTGGTTTGGTGGAACTATTAATCTACATTATATTAATAGGGAGCAACAATTAATTTTAGATGGTAAAAGATATGTGTAGAGTCATTAATTTAGCAGATTATAAAAATAAAAGAGATAAGGATATACAAGAATTAATAAGAATAGTAAAAAGTTATTCATTTAATAATAAAGATTTAGAAGAAGATTGTAATTACTACCTAGAACAATATTTGCAGAAAATCAATTCTTAAAACATATTAATAAATATTTTAGATGTTTTAGAAAGTTTTGTAAAAAAATTCTCAGTTTGCTTGACAGTAAAACAAAAATAGCGTATTATATAAAATGTAAGCTTAACAATCAAGCAAAAGAGGTGGTTTATTTGATAGGATTAGAATATGTTTTAAGTTTATATAATCTTACACAACAAGAATTAGCCGAGGAATTAGGTATAAGAAAACAAAATATAAGTCAGTGGGTTAAAGGTAGTAGAAAAATACCTAAAAAATATTTAACTTATTTAAGTGAGAAGTTTAAAATTCCTGTTCCGTATTTCAGCATGGAAATTAAAAAAAGTGACGAATTAAAGATTAAAATAATTAAATTGAAAAATGAAAACCCTTCTCAAAAAGTTAATAGAGTTTTTGATCCAATTAGACGTGAATTTAAAGAAGAAGTTTACGAACAATCTGTTGAAAATGAGATTACTTTATTAAACATAGAAATTGAGAGGCAAGAACTTTTGGAAATAATTTATAAAATAATTAACTTTGATTTTGATAACAAAACAGATCATATTAAAGAATACGCTAACGAAAATAGAAAAATAATTGGAGTGTTTGATTATATAACAACTATTTTAGAAAGTAAAAAAGTAGAACCAGATTTCTTAATGGAAATTCTAAATGCAGTAGTATTATCATTTAAAATTGAGGAAGGATTCGATATGAGACCATTAGTAAGAGATTTAGAAATGATTTTTCAGTGTTATGAGTTTGATGAGAAGCGAGGTTGTTGTATAGAAAAACATAATGAATAGAGTGTTTTAAAGGGACACTCTTGATATAAATAAAAAAATGACATGGGGGGGGTTGGTGGAAATGTTGGAATAGGTATAGCTGACGTATATTGGAAATAAAATAATTCGGAGGATAATGAGATGCTAATAACAAATTTAAAAAAAGGAATGAAATTGGTTTATATTAATGAGGAAGAAGAGCTTTATAAAAAGTATGAGGGCTGTATTGACAATGAAATATATTGTGAATGCTGTATTCATTTTAAATGGGAGGCAGAAAATTGTGATGCTATTTGTTTAATAAATAATGGATATATATATGGTGATGAAAAGGAATGTAATAATTTTAAAGCCATGTAAAACACAAATAAACTATTCTAATACTAGGAAATAGTTATATAAATACATTTATTCAATTATTTAAACAAAATACACTAAAATATAACCAAATTTCCAGATTGAGGTTATATACAAAAAGTGTTAATATTAAAAGTACGACTTTTTAATTAAGTACTTGTCAAGGGGACAAGTCTACCCAATTTGCCCTCTAGTACCTTTTTATTGTATGTTGACTTATTTTTGTTTCTTATTACTATTATTTTGTAAATAACTGGTTAAAAAACTTCAACTTAATTATACATTAAGCTAAATTATTATGTTTACCGTTATTATATCAGATTATCATTTTTGTTTCAATAGGTTTAAGTGAATTAAATAAGATTTTATTAAGATTAGAGGAGGATTATATTATGAAAATTGAAAAACTAAGAGAAGAGTTCAAAAAAGAAATGGACAAGGTTAAGAATGGGGAAGAAATTACAGAAAAATTTGAGCAATTAAGAAAAGAATTAAGAGATGCAGAAATAAAGGAATATGGACAAGCAGGTGAAGAAGAAATACCATTTTAAAAAATTTAATTACAAATATAAATCTAAAATATGAAAGGTGGAAATTAACTATGGCAAAGAAAACTTTATGTAAAGAATTAGATTTTAGAGGAGATTACAGTAACATATTTGGAAAAGCAATGAATTTTATTTTTATTAATTGCTATACAGATGTAGGAGAATGTGAAGAAGTTAAAATTGAACAAAATAAAATATCTACAGAAGAAATAGATTATATCAAATTAGAAAGAGAAATTGAAAAACATTTAATAAAGAATAAATTATTTATTGTTGGTGTTAAAAAAGAAGCTAATGCAGTTGTAATAGAAACAACTAAAAATGATATATATGATTTATTATTTGTCCCAGAATTTGATGAAGAAAATTATAAATCTAATGAATTAGAAGAGATTAGACAAGAAATCAAAGAAGAAGATCCTACAGATGAAGAAATCATAAATAAAGAAAAATATGAGGAATTAATAAGTTTAGGGGAGGAGCTAATAAAGAAATGTTCTTCTTCAAATGATGATACAGCTGTTTGCATCAAAAAGGATGGAAGTATATATCATACTACAAATGATTCTACTAAGGAAATATATTATGGAGATGCTATTGTGGTTTATACGGTAGATAATACAACAACTATAGAAAATATTAGGCAACAAATTGAGCAAACAAGTAATATTACAAAAGAAGATTTTGTAACAGACCAAGAACGAGATAAATTAATAGAAAAAGAGAATTATGAGTATGCACAAAAGTATGGAAAAATTTGTCCCAAATGTAGAAGTATAGTTACAAATTTAGCACCAAATGGGGCAGGTGTTATGGAAGAATGTAATTGGCATTGTGAAAAATGTGGATGGGAAGAATAATAAAACATAAATAAAGGACATTAGGGGAGTTATTCCTCTTTTGTTTATCTATATTAAGGAGGATATGAGTATGAAATATATCAAAAGAACATCTAAAAAAAATAGACAAGAACTATTAAATCAAGCTTTAAGGGAAGAATTAGAATTCTTAAGAAAAAGGTGTTTTCCTTGGAAGAGAAGAGAATTTTTATTAGCTCCAGTAGAAATAAGAGAAAATAAATTTAATAATAAAAATGATTTAACAACAGCAGGAAAATATCAGAAGATTAAAACAGGAAAGTATAAATATAAACATTTTATAGAGATTAGAAAAAACATATTGATAAATTGTCAAAAGGTTCCTTTAGCTTATTATAGAAAAAATTCGTATAAGGAATTACGTTCTGTAATTAGACATGAATTGTGCCACGCTTTTATAGAAGAACGATATGAAAATATATTTAGTAATTTAGAAAATAAAAACTATGATGCAAGTCCAATTTTTCTTACAGTTTTAAATTGGGTTTTTGGAAATAGTGGACATGATTGTTGTAAAAAATTTATACATACAGATTATTCTTTTGAATCTAATTGTATAATAGATAGTTTTGAAGAATTAGATAATTATATATTTAAAATGTTAAAAGATTTTAATGAAGTAACAGAAAAGTTAAAAGAACTTGGAAATAAAGAAGAATTTGTACAAGGTAAAACTAATAATTTATTTGTTATAACAAATAAATTCCATTTTAGTAGTAGAAAATGTGGATTCAATAAGTTTATAGAACATGATTGGGTAGATATTTTTAAAAATAAAGATGACAAATATAGCAAAGTACATAACATTAATAGAACGTGGGAAATTGGTTGTAATGTAACTCCTGACAAATTATTACATTTATATAATCGCAAACAGAATTGTAAAGCACAGTATTATAGTAATAAAAAACAACTTGTAACGATCACAAATAAAAATATGAATACAGAAAAAATTACAATTGATGATATGAAAACTATCATTTTAAAAGAAGAAAAGAATTTTTAAAAACAATACTAAAAAATCAAAAATATCGAAAGGAAGGTGTTTATGTGAATGTAAAAGATAAGAATTTTAAAGATTTAACAGAAGAATGGACAGGTAAATCAACTAAAACGAATATGTATAAAAACAAAGAATTAACTAAAAATGGGAAAGGAATCGACTATACGCAATTTGTACAGCTAAGATTTCAATCAATCAATGGAAAGCATATAGCAGATATCTACGGAATAGATGGGTGGTATTTATTGTGGAACTTAATGTGTCAGGCTAAAAGTAATCAGACAATGTTTTTGGAAACAACAATAAGTACAATTTATCTAAAAATAAATAAGAAGATAACAACAGATAACATAAAAAAATATTTAGTTAAATTTAATCAAGAAGGAATTCTAAAATTAAATAAAGTTAAAGGGATTAATATAAACACACCAATCCAAATATTTATTGCTTATAACAATAATGAGTATTATATATTTAAAAATGATAAGTGGACAGGTTATAGAGCTTTACCAATTGGATTTATTGAAACTGTACTAGGTAATGTAACACCAGAAGAATGGGCAGTATTTACAGTATTATGTGTTAGGCACAGGTACTGGCAGACTAAACCTAGTCAAGACTCGATAGGTAATACTTACTATAAATTATTTTTAGAACATTATTCGTTTCCAACGATGGAACAAGTAGGAGAAATTATAGGAAGAAAAAAATCTCAAGTTGGAAAGTACATAGATAAACTGGCGAAAAACAATTTAGGTATTATCAAAGTATATACCTCAGACAAAACGGAAATGACATCATTGTATGATAAAGATGGAAAATTTATTGGAAATAAAAGAAAAAACTACATATATTACATACCACTTTTTGAGAGAGTGGAATACATATATCAGCATATAATTTTAACTGATAAAAGGGATAAAAAACAAAAAAACTACAACTCAGCACATTTTGATGATATAGCAGCAAGTCATGATCACTTTATCTTAACAGATGCAGATTATTTCAACCATTATTTTCAAAATTATTTAAACGAATATAAGAAAGTTTTAGATACTAAAGATTTTGAACTATATAAGCAAATTGAAAAGAAATGTGAACATGAAAATGGAATAACTAATATACCTTTAACAATAAAAGAAACAATAGAAGATGAGAATGTAGTAAAAGTAAATTTTGGGTAAAAACCAACTAAAAAACCGTGTAACCGTTGATATGACTAGCTTGTATTTTGTATGATTTTGAGCGAAAAATTCCTTGAAATAATACCTGTTTGTATGATTTTGAGCCAAAAATTTCTTAAAAAGTTAAAAATGTTTTCCGATTTTGAGGGAAAAATCGCCTGAAATCGGACGTATATACATATAATTCTAATAATATATACATATAATTCTACAAATAAAAACATATAAATCTACGACTTTACGATTTAAAAACCGAAAAATAAATTTTTCTCTTTTTAAATTCGTTTATATGATATTGCTTTTTCTTATTCATTAATTTATTATTTCTAAAATTCAATTATAAATGGAGGTGTTAATATGACAATTAAAAAAATATTTAAACGTGAAATTGCTTTGCAACTAATAAGTATGGGACATCAATTAATTTATACAGAGCCAAACAGACAGATTAAAAATTTCGTTGTGTTTTGTTTTGAAGAAGATAATAAATTACTTGATGATTTAACTAAATTGACTCACTAAGGTTTACCGCTTCAAAGGGGAAAACTACATATAATAAAATACGAAAATTTGCCAAATCTTCAAAGGAGATGTTAGTAATTCTAATAAATCATAAAAAATCAAAAGGGGTGTATGTTATATGAGAAATAGAAATATAATGATTTTAAATGTACAAGCTAAAGATGTTATGGATGGAGGATATATAGTAGATAAAAAATCTAAAAAAGATATACATAAATTATGTGAGGAAGAAAAGAGAATATTTAGTAAATATAAAGGTAGTATGGATTATAGTTTATTAACTATGTATTTACAAGAAAATCATAAGAAATTTATTAAGGTAAATAAGAAAAAACAGAGATATTATAGTAATGATATGATTACAGTTAACTTTGATTATTCTGTAACAGAAGAATATAAAAATAAAAAAGGAAAAACAAAAAAGAAAGTTATTACATCTACTAAAGAATTAAGAGAAAAATTATATAAAGATGGATTTACCTTGAATGTAAATGGTGTAGATACTAAATATGTAAGACTTTATAGATCAAGTGGAAGTGCTAGAAATGGAAAAGTAAATTTTGTGAATGAAAAATACTATGAAGATATATTAAAATATTGTATGGCTGGAATTGAATATAAAAATAAGAACGATTTAGATTTACCTTCAATTGAAGCTTATATATCCTTAATAGCTACAAGTATTATAGATACGTTTCAAATGAGTCCTAAAAATGTATTATTAATTGATGATATAGAAAGTACATTTCCAGATACGGTTATGGCTACAGAATTAATTAAGAAAAAATATGATGAAAAAGGAAATGTTAAAAGAGGTGAATTACATACATATGTAGCAGAAAAAGAAATAACTAATAAATTGACAGATGGTGAAGCTTTGTTATCAAAAGAAATTTTTGAGGAAAATTGTTATGGAGACAAAGCTACAATTCAATTAAGAAATAGATTTTATAAAGGTATAGGAATAAACACAGATATACAACAATTTTTTGAGGATAATGGTATTACGAATGTAAGTCAGTTGAATGGAAAAACATTAGCTAAGGATATAAAAGATATTAAATTAATAACTACAAAATCCTCAATAAAGTATCTAAAAAAAGAATTTAACAAAACTTTTGAAGAGTGGTGTGATATAGCTTTAGATACATGGGGAATATGTAAGACAGATAAAGGTCAACATCATAATTTTAATAATATGGCCTTTACACACTACCAGTTACTTAACACGCTAGGAATGTCATATAAAGAAATGGAACAATTTCTCCAACCAACAAAAGAATATATTAAATTATTAAAAAATGATGTATCTGTATTTAAGCTATATTTAGGATTAATTAAAGATGGAACGCTTAAAGAAATATTAGAAGAGTGTGAAGAAGATACAACAGAATTAGAAGATTTTACAAGTAATAGCGAATTTGTATTGAATATGTTAAAAATTAATGAAGACTTTATAAATACTAAGATATGTAAAAAATTTAGAGAAGAAATAATTAATAACTATAAAAAGAATGTTAAGAAAGGTCACGTCTTAATAAATGGTACATATGCAACTGTTATAAATAATCCATATGAATACTTGTTAGCTAGTATAGGACAATATAAGGGGCTTTCTAAAACGTTACATAAGAGAGAATGCTATTGTAAGAAATATAATAATGGTGATGATATATTGGCAGTGCGTTCACCACAGCCTACAATGAGCAATGTTACAACTATGATAAATAATACAGAATGTAAAGAATTTGATGAATATTTTAATCCTACAGATAATGTAATATTTATTAGTAGTATAGGTTGGAACATAATGGAGCTTGAAAGTTCTATGGATTTTGATGGAGACTGTTGCTTAATCACAAATGACCGATTACTCACAAGAAAATATAGGAAATTGGATGAAGATATAGCAATTGATGGTAAGACTATTAAAAGATTTTTAGTATCTACTGACTTTACATGGAAATCACCTATACCACGATCTTATACTCCTAAAGATTTAGCCAATACAGATATAAATTGTGCTGAAGGAAAAATCGGAGAGGTTATAAACCTTGTACAAATGCTTAATAGTGTATATTGGGATAAAAAATATAAAGGTGAAAAATTAATAAAGAAGGGTTTATTAACAAGAGGAAAATTAGAGAAAGAATTATTTGAGTTATATAGGGATATAAGTAATTTAAATATATTGTCTTGTATTGTTATAGATTCGGCAAAAAAATCTAGTCCAGTTGATGTTACAAAAGAATTAGATAGAATTAGAGCTAAAGGTTATCTAGGAAGAGATACTATAAGAGTTTATAATAAAGATACTAGAAAATGGGAAGATAAAGAGGTTGGTATAAGACCATTTTTCTTTAAATTTTTGGATGGTGGTAAAGATTATAAATTTAATAAATATGATACTGGGATGGATTATTTAATAAGAATTATGAATAAAGGTGACGATAGAAAAGATGCAAACGACACAACGATAAATTTAAAGGATTGTTTAATTAAGCAAAAAATGAATGAAGCTGACAGAAAGAAAATACAAAAATTCACAAACTTAGTTGCGAGGGAACAGTATGAAATATCTAATGTGTATAAGAATGATAAATTAGAAGTTAAGGAAGAATATAGACAAGTACAAGATATTAAAGCGGATTTTAAAGAGAAGTTTGATAAAATTACATTAAATAAAGTAACTATTTATACAATTATTAAAAGATTGAGTAAGGCTATTAAGATATTAGATAATAATAGAAAGATATTAAAAAAACAAAAAAAAGATTTAAGGAAAGTTAAAAGATTTCATGAGATAGAGGAGTTAAAAAAACAATTTAATGAAGATAATGAAAGTAATATAAAGTTCGTCAGAATTGGAAGAGGAGTATTAAGACATCTTTATGAACTAGATTCTGTATTATTTTTAAGTTGTTTTAGGGTAAAAGCTAATACAAGTACGATTTATAGAAGTGATAATGGTGATATACATATATATGAAGTTAAATATAAAAAGTTAGGATAAAAAATTTTGAAAAAATTGCACGACCCATTTTATGTGGACAAGTAATATCAATGAGTACAGAGGGTTTATTTTCACTCTATATGGGAGGGAATAACTCTTCTAATCTGAATAGATTTAAAACTAAGTTATGACTATAAATCTAAAAGTTATAAGACAGAGAGATATGTGGCGAGGTGAGAAGTAGCCACATTTATAATTTTTTTATTTAAAAGTATTTATAAAACCCCTTCTATTATAACATATATTTATAGGGTGAGCAATACTTTTGCGAAGATAATTTAAATAAAATGGAGGATGAAAATATGTTAAGAAAATTTACAAACAAGGAATTAAGTGAAATTGAAGAAATTCAATATGCTAAAAAGGTTTTAAATGAAGAGGGAGCTTATTCTTATCAAAATGAAAAGTATGTTTATTTTTACAACAATAACAAAGAATTGATTAGGATTGATAATAATTTAGAAAGTAAAATGGAAAATTATTATGAGTTAAACGAATTTATGAAGGAAATATACGAAAAAACATATAAAGAATATAAATCAAAAAAGATGGAGGATGATGTTATGATAATGTTAGAAAAAGTTTACAAAGAAATAAAAAGAAAGAAAGGTTTACAAATAAACACAACATTAACAGAAGATATGATTAATTCTACGAAATTATTTGAAGATTCATTTGAAAAAATAAATGAGAAATGTAATATGGCAATGGGAGAAAGCAAAGAGTTAAAAAAGGTATTAAAAAAGTTCAATGATGATGAAATGGGCGGAGGCTTTATTTATTTTATCCATGAACAAAATGATGAAGAAGTATTAATACAATTAGATTTAGTGGATTATTTAACTTGTGTAGTTTGTAGAGTAGAAGAAATAGAGGATTTCCAATTTATAAAAGAAGAAGATGGGATATATTTAAAATTACATGAAAAATATGAGGATATAGATCATGCGTGGATAGATTATATGGGTGTACAGATGTAAGTAAAATATAATAATATTGGAGGATTTAATAATGATAAAATTTAATGAAAAAGAGTTAGAATACATAAAAGAAAGCTGCATAAAAGTACAGGAAATGTTAAAAGGGAAAAATAATATAATAATAGATGATGGAAATTTTACAAAGGATTACTTAGAATCAATTGGTGAGGATACTATAAATAATGTTAAAAAAATATTAGAAAATGAAGATATATTTAAAAATGCTAATATAAATGAAAAGTATAATAAAATTTTGGTTGATACTATTTACTGGATAGATGGTTTGTGGGTATGGGCAGATAGTTATTTTACTACAGCAGAAGAAGTGGCTGAATACATAGATGTTTCAGAAAGTTGTAGTATTTTTGAAAAAATAATGAATGAAGAAACAGAGGATAATAAAGAAACCGAAAACCAAGAGGGTGTTTGGAAGATGCTAAGTCAATTGACTAACGGATATAAAAGTTAATTAAGATATTATATTGGTATCTTTTTTATTTCTTAAAAACTATATATAAAATACTAATTATACTATAACACATATTGAAAGTAAATACAATATAAAATTAAAAAATAATTACATATTAAAAAACGAAGATGACTTCGTAAGTGAAAACCCACTAATGATAACGTTAAGCCTTTATACTTACTATTAATATAGTTGTCTATTGATAGAATTTAAGTATATTGTTAGAGGTTTGTGGGGATGCCCTCTTGTAGTAAAAATTTTATACATATAAGTAAAAAAGATATAGGAAAAAAATCTTATATCTTTTTTATGTTTTTTGAGTACGATTTTTAAAAAACGGATTAATAACTTTTTAGAAAACAAATTTATGATAAGCGAAGGAGTAGATATAGCTATGAAAATAAAAGTAATAGGAATATACGGAATTGAAGATGTAGAAACAGGAAATATATATGTGGGACAGAGTACAGATATAGGAAAAAGATGGAGCAATCACGATAGTTTTTTGAAGGCTGGAAAACATAAATACAAGAAATTACAAGAAGCTTATAATTTAGATTGTAAAAGAATTAAATATACGATATTAGAAGAATGTTCAAGAGAAAAATTGCAAGAAAGAGAAGAGTTTTGGATGGAATATGTAAAAAAAATAGATGGCTGGACATTGATTAATAAACAGCCTTATGGTGGAGTTAATAAAAAAGTTACGGATACAAGTAATATGAAAAAAGCTCAACAAGGTGCTAATAATGGCAATTGTAAGTATGATATTGAAATAATAATAGAAATTAAAGAAATGATTAATATGGGATTGAGCAATACAGAAATAAGTAAAAAAACTGGTATTAATCGAAATTACATTAGTCAGATTAGAACAGGGCAGAAGTGGAGTTGTATGAATATATTACCAATATAAAATATATGATTGAGCTGTAGAAATTTTTAAAGTCTACAGCTCTTTTATTTAATTAATGAAAGGGGAAATAAAAATGGAAGAAAGAAATGAAATAGCTTTAATTAATAGGGGAAAGATTAGTTGGCTTTATTGTCATGATATATTTGAAAAAAGAATTGAGCTAATAAATAGACATGGTCAAAATTTATTTGCATTTATATTTGAAAATAATGAGAGACTACATGAATTATTATTAGAATTTGATAAACATACAGATTTGAAGAAATATAACAACTGTTTTAAGCATGTTGCATTAGCTGTGAAGAAAAAGAAAATGGAGGAAGTATAAATGGAAGAATTAAAGAATTAAAATAAATAATAGTATTGGAGGATATAAGTATGCTATTTAAAAATTTTACTGATAATGAATTAAAAGAAATAAAAATGGCTTGTAAAGAATTACAAGAAACTGTAAAAAGAATACGAGGAGAAAAAAATAATAAAGAATGTAAGGAAAAAGTAATAGAGGAACAAAAAAGAAAAGATATGGATTTTAAAGAATTATTAGATGAAGCACAGAAGGTTTATAATGTAAATAATATAGAAGTTCAGTATTTGCTTAAGACGTATATAGATAATATGGAAGATAATAGAAAGAACATATGTGAAAAGTGTGATGAAGTTATATCTGAATGTAGAAAATATAGGGAAAAATTATAAATATTGAAGGAAATTTTGTTTAAATGTAGAATATTGGATGTTATATGGAATATTATATTTTGGAGGAATTATATTATGGATAATAAAGAAATAAAAGAAAAATCAATTGAATTGGCTAAAGCATATATTCAAAATAGTAATGTAATATTAAAAATTGTTGATTGCGAATCAGAAAAAAATATAGTCAAAGATGATTGTTGTCTTAAATCAGGCAATAGTTCAAATTTTACTTTTAAACAAATAGTAGAATATTTTGAGAGACAACTAAAGCAAATATACGACTAATTATTTTCTATAATAATAAAATTTTATAATAGGTGAATTTTATGAGAAAAATTAATGTAACAGAAATAAATACAATTATAAATGAAGAAAATTGTGCATTTTTATGTGGTAATGGATTTAGTATGAATTTTGATAAAAGTTTTACTACAATTTTTAATCGTTTATATGAAGCACATAAAAATTTAATTAGGAACGGAGTATTTAAAACTAAATCTAATAATACCTTTAAGAAAAAGAATATAATTAATTATAAAGAAGTATTACAATATATTAAATATAGTAAAGAAGATGAAATATTAAAAATTTTTCAAGATGCTTTAATTTTCGCTAATTCTATTTTAAACAATAGTGAATTAGTTAATATTTTAGAAAATAGTAATCAATTAATGACTACAACATTTGGTGTTGGTCAATTGGATTTGGTTAAGCAAATTTGCCAGTCTAGTAAGGATGGAGTACAATATGTAAATATAGAATATTGGACAATCCTTATATATTTTTATTTTTTAATTAAAGAATTAGATGTGAGTAAAGAAATATATGATTTTCCTAAAGACAATATTTTTATAACATTAGTATATATTGGAGATAAAAGTGAAATTATATTTGCAAAGAATGGAGATATAAAAGGAAAAATATTAGAATCTACATTGTTAAATGGATTTAATACATACTATAGGTTGTTATTTTGCATAGCTATTTTTAATAATGGTAAAGCAGTAAATTATGAGCAGTTAGAAAATAACAAAAATATCAATCTAAACAGTTTACAATTATTTTTAAATCAATTCAATGCAATTTTAACTTTAAATTATGATAAAATTTTAGAGCAAATAATACCTAATAAACAAATTTATCATTTGCATGGAGAGTTTGTATTAAATAAACAAGAAGTTGTGCAAAATCAAATACTAGGTTTTAAATATAATAATGAATATATAAGTTTTTCAGATATTTTAATTGGAGATTATTTTTATAATAAAGTTCAAAAAAATATAATAAATGTAATGTCAAGTAAGGATCATGAAAATAAAAAAATGATACATCTTTCGCACATTATTAACGAAATAATACATCAAAAAAAGATAAATACTTTTTTTATAATGGGAATGTCTATTCAAAATGACCAACATATTTTAAAGACAATAATGTCAGAATTATATCTTAATAAAATAAGAAATCCTAAAATAATTTATGGATATTATGAAGAAAAAGATATGACTGATTTTCATGAAACATTTCATAATGCAATTAAATTTAGTGAAGAATTAAATGAATATGCACTAAATATAGATGTAAGATATGTTGATATAAAAGAAATTTTAGCAATACACTTTTTTAATAATGAAACAAATAAAGAAATAAAAGGCAATATGACAAAAGACGGAAATATAGAATGTCAAATCTGTAAAAATGTTATTATTACAGATGAGGAAGGCATAATAAATGATTAACATGGAGGAATATATATGGAAAATATAGATGAATGGATGAAGTTGGATGACAAAGAAGCGATTGTAATGAAGCTATTTCATGAAGGTTATAAAGTTGTAGAAGTAGAATCTATTTGTAAATCTTATTGTGGAGGAGAACCAAGTGGGACAGTGGTATTTAAAAAAGGTGATGATAAAAGAAGTATTTCTTTAGAAGGTAGATTATTTGATGAAATGTGGAAAGAAATTAATAGTTAAGAGTATCTATTAACTTAAACATTTTTAGAATTATAAATTATTATAAATGTTATTTTAAAATTAATAGTATAATAATGTAAAATCCAATTATTATATTAAAATTATATAAGGGTGGTGGACTTTAGATATGGGATTGCAATTATAACATAGTCCCTTATAAAGTAAATATATGGACAAAGTATTAGAGTTTATAATAATATGTATAAAAAATAAAGACTTTTCTATAATATTAAGTGTTTTATTGATAATTTTAGCAATGATATCTCCAAGTTGGATTCTTATATTTTTTTATAAAAGAAATATATTCTATAAGTTAGAGTTTACGAAATTAATAACTTTGTGTGCATCTTTAAATATATTATTCTTCGCAGCAATATTTTTAATTGAATTTAGCTCAGAGATTCAGAGGTGTACTAAAGAAATTAATGGACGTAGTGAAAAATTAGAAGAAAAAGAATTAAAAAATTTAAGAGAAGATACAATTTATAAATCATTAATAATAACAGTAATAAAATTATTAGCAGTACCAGTATTAGTTATGTTTTATTATATAATGAATGTAATATTTTCTTCACCTAAAATTAGTTTTAAATTGATGGTTATTGCAATAATTATTGTATATGCTATATTACTTGGAATAAAAATTATTAGAATTATAAATGAAACTATACAAGAAGTTAGGAAAGTTATAAAATCAAAGATAGAAAAAAATAAGAAATTTACAAAGTAATTATAATATAAAATATTAGAAACTTATCTTTTTATTTTGTAGAAAATTAGGTGTGAGTATATTATAAATGAAAAAGTATTTTTATAGTTATTTTTTTATTATGTGAAATAAATATTAAAAATCATATTAAAGTTATTAAATAGAATAAAGTTTATGTTAAACTTTTTTATGAATGGAGGTAACTTTATGGAAGATGATACTAAGAATAAAAAAAATACAAAAATAATCGAAGTTAATATTGATAAAGGTGTACTTTGTATACCAATATGGTATGGAATTAATGCTCATATAAAATATTTTGATGAATATGAAAAATTTGAAGATTATAGAAAAGCGTTTTGTGGCTTGATATTTTCAATGGTTGAAGATAATGTACCACAAATTAATCAATTAATTGATGATATAAATATAAATGATATATATAAAATAGATGATAAATATTTAATTAAAATATTAAAATTGGTAATTGATCAGTCAGATGATTTGAGTGATTATTATAATGAAAATTCTACTGGTAATCACTTCGAAGATTTTTACAATTCAATTAATTATGAAAAAAATAAATGCATGAAAAAGATTCAGGAATCATTTAAAATACCTAAGGGTCTAGAAAGCATTATTAATTCAGTATCTAAGATTACTATACCCACATATGTAACAAAAAATCTTCAGCAGGTGAATAAATTATCAGAACAAATAAGAGATGCATATAAGAATATTACCAATGTCATAAAACCTATACAATTTCAACATCAAAATATAATAAATGATTTAGCAAAGATTAGTTATGATATGGCTAAAAAGTTTGATGATATAACTAATTCAATAAATGCTATAAAATTTCCTGAAAAAGTTAAAGAAATAAATACAGAATTATTGAAATTTGGATGGTATACTTTTGGAGAATTTTCAATAAATGATATTAATCAATTGTATAATATTATTGAAGAATATAAAACTGATAATGATGTAAAGAAGTATAGAGAAAATATTAATAAAGTAATGAATGATTTCATTAATAATGAGTCAGAAGAATTAATAAAAAAAATATTAAATATATTTCCTGACCGTTATAAAATTATTGAAGATGCTTATAATGCACACAAAAGAGGATTATATACACTTAGTATACCAGTGCTTTTGACACAAGCAGATGGAATATGTAAGGAAATGTTGGGTGTTAGTTTATATTCTAAGCCTAGGGGTAAAAATGAACCAAAAACTAAAAATAGTTTAGAAAGCTTATTGAAAGAAAATAATATTGAGGTTGGGAAAGATAGTTGTATATATTCAATGTTATATTATCCACTTGAGATATTAAGTTGCCTAGTAGTTAATACTTGGGATATAGATAAAAAATATAATAATAATGAAATCTATTCTAAGTTTAATAGACATGCTATAATTCATGGTACAGATACTGGATATAATAATAGAACAAATAGTAATAAGTGTATTGCAATATTATATTATTTATGTGATGTAAAAAAGGAAATATATGAAAATAAAGAGTCTTAAGTAATAAAAGCATAGGAAGGACATTAACTTGATTGTTAGTGTCTTTTTTATTGATTAAAAATATTGGAGGTAGAGAGATGTTTAAAAATATTGAAACTATAGATTTACCAAAAGGTGAAAGAATTAAAACAGATAAAAGTAAAGTTACAGTAAAATTTAAATTAGACTCAGAGAAAGTAATGAAAGATATAAGACAAACTATTAAAGAAAGTATAAAAAGAAATATAGAAGTAATTATATAGGAAGGTGATTGATATTGCTTTAAAGAAATTATGCAGGTGTGGAAAAGTAATAGACTATAATAAAAGAATGTGTGATGAATGTAAGAATAAATATGATAAGAGTAAGAAAGAAAGCTATAAAGAATATAAGAAGAATAGAAAAGATAATAGAGAACAGAAGTTTTATTCTAGTAAGGAATGGATAATAGTAAGAGATATAGTAAGAAGAAAGTATAATAATATATGTTTATATAGTTATTATATATTACATGAAATTAAATATGTAGATTATATACATCATATTATAGAGCTTAAAGAAGATTGGGATAAGAAATTAGATAAAGATAATCTTATTCCTTTATCTGATAAAGTTCATAAGATAGTGCATAGAGAATATGATAGGAGTGCTAAGGATAAGAAACAAATGCAAGAACTATTAAGAGAACTAAAAAGAAAATATGAAAAGGAATTTGGTACTAATTTAAAAAGTTAGTGCTTTTTTATTTTTTGAATTAATCCCCCCCCACGGTTAGATCTCTATAGATATTTATTAAAAAGTCCGTGGTCGCAGTGTTTTTCCGTAAAAACTCCCTAAATGAAAATTTTTGATGAAAGTGAGGTGTAGAAGGTGGCAAGACCAAGACAACCTATAAATTTATTACAAGAGAAAGGTAAAAAGCATTTAACAAAGGAAGAAATTGAAAAAAGAAAAAATGGTGAGATAGAAGTAAACAGCGACAATGTTGTTGCACCTTCTTATCTTACCAAAAAACAAAAACAAACATTTGAATGGTATGCAGAAGAATTAAAAAAGATAAATATAATTGCAAATATTGATGTAGAGGGTTTAGCACGATATATCGTCGCTGAAGAACAATTTAAGAAGATTGCTAAAAAAATAAAAAATACAAATATTTTAGATGATGATTATGATAAGTTACTGTTAAAATTAGAAAAATTAAATAAAATTTGTAGACAAGGAGCAACTGATTTAGGATTAACTATTTCTAGTAGATGTAAGTTGGTAATACCAAAAAAAGAAGAAAAACCAAAGAATAAATTTGAGAAATTTGGTGTTAAAGATGTTTAAAGACCGAGTTACCCAATATTGTTATGATGTATTAAATAATAAATTAATTGCTGGTAAATCTGTTAAATTAGCTTGTCAAAGACATTTAGAAGATTTAGAAAAAAGTAAATTAGCACCTTACAAATATAAATTTGATGTAAATAAAGCCAATGCAATTATCGATTTTGCTAATAGTTTAACTATTGCAGAAGGTGAAGAAGAAGTAAATTTAACTTGTTATCAATTTCAAGAGTTTATATTGGGTTCTTTAATTGGTTGGGTAACTAAAGATAAAGAATACAGAAGATTTAGAAGTAGTTATATACAATTAGGAAGGCAAAACGGTAAATCTTTTTTGAATGGTATTTTAGGTACATATTTAGGTAATTTTAGTGGGTATAAATATGGGAAAATATTTTGTGTAGCAACTAAACACGACCAAGCAAAAATTGTTTGGGATGAAATGAATAAGTTTATACAGAGCGATGATGATTTAGGTGAATTATTTACCGTACAAGAATATAAATCTACTATTATATGTAATCTAACTAATACTGTAATTAAAGCATTGGGTAGGGATACAAAAGGGCTTGATGGATTAAGACCTTTACTAACCGTAATAGATGAGTATCACGCTCACAAAGATAATCAAATGTACAAGTTAATGGAAGGTGGACAAAAGAAAATAAAGCAAAGCTTAATTTCGGTAATAACTACAGCAGGATTTGAATTAGAATCTCCTTGCCATAAAATGTACAAATATTGTAAACAGATATTGGAAGGTACTGAAAAAAATGAAAGCAAATTTATATATATTGCTGAAATGGATGAAGAGGATGATTTGAATAATTACCAAAATTGGATAAAAGCTAATCCTATGCTTCAATATGATAGAGAGGCATTAGAAAATTTAATACCAGTTTATAAAAGTGCTAAAGCAATAGGTAGTAAGGATTGGAACGATTTTCTTACTAAACAATTAAATATGTGGGTTGAATTTACAGAAACAAAATATATGAATATGACAGCATGGAATAAGTGTGCTAGTAATAAAACTTTAGAAGATTTTAGAGGACAAGAATTTATTTTAGGAATAGATTTAAGTAGTGGTGGAGATTTAACGAGTATTTGTTTTGAATTTACTTGGTTCAATACTAAAAATGAAAAGTGCTATTTTGTACATCATCATTCTTTTATACCTAAAAATAGAGTAAGTGAACATGAAAAAACTGATAATGCTCCATATAAATCATGGATTGAAAAAAAAATATTAACAGTTACTACAGCAAGTTATGGTATTAAAACAGATTACAAAGAAGTTTTAAAGTATATTGAAGAAAAAATTAATGAATATGATTTAAAATTAACTTTAATTTGTTATGATGAGCACAATGCAAGTGCATTTTTAGCTGATTTAGATGAATTTGGAGTAGATTGTTTAAATATTTTTCAAAATTCTAAAAGCCTAAATGATAGTGTTATGGATATTCGATACAGTGTAGAAGGTGGAAATATAGAATATAATAAAAATGATGAGCTATTAGCATGGGCTATGAATAACTGTGAATTGACACCACCACGACAAGGGTATGTAATGCTAGATAAAAATAGCAGATTTAAGAGAATTGATCCAGTAGCTTGTTGGGTAGATGCACACAAATTTAGTATGAGAAATGAAAAACCTAAACCTAATTTAAATGAACTTATTAAGAAGGGAGAGTGGACACTATAGGAAAAATAATTAAACAATATTTAATGATACTAGTTACGTTTATAATGAAAAATATAGATGATATATTGATTTTAGGAGGATGTAGTGTATTAACTACAGCTTTTTTTATTTATGTAAGTAAATTTAGTGGAATGATAGCACTGTCAACGATTTTGATTTTGATAGGTTTAATCTTAAGTAAACTACCTAAAAAGGATAGTAATTAATAATGATATTAATAAATTTACTATAGAAAGGTAGGTGAAATAAATGGGCATATTTAATAAAATGTGGTCTATAAAAAATACAACAACTGAAACAGTAAATCAGAGTGATTGGTTTACAAGTTTAATAAAAAGTAGAACTACAACAAGTGGAGAGAAAGTAACAAAAGAAAGTGCTTTAACAATTAGTGGTGTATATGCTTGTACTGATATAATTGCAAGCTCTATTTCTAAGTTGCCTATTCACATATATCAGAAAAATAAAGATGGCAGTAATAGAGTTGATAATGATGTTAGTTATTTACTTGAAAAGAGACCTAATCTATATATGACACCTAGCACATTTAAGCAAACATTAACAGTTAAATTATTGTTAGATGGTAATACTTATGTGTGGGTAGAAAGGCGAAGAGGTAAAGCAATTAACCTTTGGATCTTGAATAATGTACAAGTTCTACAAGATTATACAACGGGTGAAATTATATATAAAGCAACTTTAAATAATAAACCGTATACCTTTTTTAATGATGAAATAATACATATAAAAAGTTTATCTACAGATGGAATATTAGGAAAAAGTAAAATAGATATACTTAGAGAAACTATAGGAAATATGCAAAGTAGTAGAAAATTATTAGGTAATTATTTTAAAAACGGTACTACTACAAGTGGTGTTGTAACTTATCCAGAAAAACTAAATTCTGATGCAAAAGCAGAAATAAGAAGACAATGGCAAGAAAATAATAGTGGGTATGATAATGCTGGAAAAGTTGCTGTATTAGATTTAGGACTAGAATATAAGGAAATAAATAGCTTGAAATTTACTGACCAACAGTTTTTAGAATCTACAAAATTTACACTTGAAGAAATTGCTAGAGTATTTAAAGTACCACTGCACATGATTAATTCTCTTGATAGAAGTACCTTTAATAATATAGAACAACAGAGTTTGGACTTTTATATGAATACTATATTACCTTTACTATTGCAAATTGAAGAAGAATTTAATTATAAATTATTTAGTAGTACACAAAGAGAAAAATATTTTATTAAATTTAATATGGAAGGTGCTTTAAGGGGAGATAGTGCTACCAGAAGTACTTATTATGAAAAAATGATAAATTTAGGAGTATATAGTATCAATGAAGTAAGAAAGCTTGAAAATATGAATTCTATAGGTATTCAAGGCGATACTCATAGAGTTGACTTAAATCATGTTGATATAAAAGTAGCTAATGATTATCAATTAGGGAAAGCAAATTCTAAAAAGAAGGGTGGTGAAATAGACAATGAGTAAGTTTTATGAATTTAAAAACAAGACGGATAACAATATAGATATATATGTTTATGGTGAAATCATAGGCGGTTCTGAAAAATGGGATGAATCAGATGTAACATTTAATGATTTTAAGGATAATTTAGAAGGTTTAACAGGAAATGAAACTATAAATATGTATATAAACTCTATTGGTGGTAGTGTAACAACTACACAAGGTATTATTGCTATGTTACAGAGAGCAAAAGGAAAAGGTGTAACAATAAATGCTACTATAGATGGAATTGGTGCTAGTTGTGCAAGTTTTTTACCATTAGTGGCTGACAATGTGTATGCTTATAAATCTAGTTTATTAATGGTTCATCATCCTTATACTTTATGTATAGGAAATGTTGATGAATTGCAGAAACAAATAGATTTATTGAATAAAATAGAAAATAGTGTAATGATGCCACTATATTTAAATAAAGCTAAAGAAAGTATAACAAAAGATAAAATAAAAAATTTAGTTGATAAAGAAACATGGTTAAATGCTAAAGAAATGAGTGAAATATTTAATATAGAAATACTTGAAGATGATAAAGATTTAGTAGCTTGTGTAAAAGATAAATCTATATTAAATAAATATACGAATGTACCTAAACAACTTAAAAATAAACTATTAGAAGATAAGAAAACTACAGTAAAGACAGAGAATGTAAAAGATAAAGAAGAATTAGAATTAGCAAAAGCTAGACTTAGACTATTATATTTATAGTCTTTTTTTTATTCAAAAATTAAATTTTAAAATGAAAGGATTGATTAGTAATATGACAAAAGTACAAGAAATACAAGCAAGAATAAAAGAAATGAAAGGTGAAGCTAAGAATCTTAAAACTGCTGATGATATAAATGTAAAAATAAAAGAAATTGAAGATTTGCAAGCTCAGTTAAAAATTGCAGAAATGGAGGAAAGTGATGAAAAGAAAGCATTAGAAAATAAAATAAAAGAAGGAAAAATGAAAAATTTAAGTGAGGAAAAGGATATTAATAATATGGGAAATAAAGTGATATATAATGGAAATTTATTTGCAAAAGCAATTGCAGATGCAACATTGAAAGCTAGAAACAAGAAAGGATTTGTATTCAATGAAGGGGAACAAAGGGCTATATCTGAACATGTAGGAGAAGATGGTGGCTTTGCAGTACCTGAAGATATAAAAACTGAAATAAATAAGAGATTAAGAGATACGACAGATATATCTAATCTAGTTAATTTTGAAAAAGTTTATACTAGAAGTGGACAAAGAACATATGAAAAGAGAAAAAAGCAAACTGAATTAACTAATCTTGATGAGTATGGAAAAATACAAGAAGTAGATTATAGACAATTAGAGAGAATTTCTTTTAAACTACACGATTGTGCAGGACTTAAAACCATCCCAAATGATTTACTAGAATTTGCAGGAGAAGGGTTAAAGAATTTTATAATAGAATGGTTAGTGGATAAAGTTAGATTTACTAAAAATATCAAAATACTTTATGGCACTGGAGGAGAAAATGAAGTACAAGGAATAATGACTTTTAAGGATATAAAAGTTATTGATTTATCAGCAACAGCAACTATAAAAGATTTTAAAAAGTTAATAAATGTTGAATTACCTTCTTATTATAAGACTTCTGCAACTTGGGTTACTAATCAAGATGGATATAATTTCTTAGATTGCCTTGAGGATAAACAAGGTCATTCTTATTTAAGACCAGATCCTAAGAATGATGAAGTTGATAAATTATTAAGAAAAAATGTAGTTGAATTACCAAATGAAGTATTAGAAACTAAGGATGGTAAAATTCCAGTAATTTTAGGTGATTTAAAATCTTTATATACATATTATTCTGATGGAGAATATCAACTTTTATCTACTAATATTGGTGGTGGTTCTTTTGAATCTAATACAACTAAAACTAGATTAATCTATAAGATGGATGGGGGAATTGTAGATAAGGATGCTGTAATAATTGCCTATATTCCTACAATATTTGTTGAAAAAGCTACTAAATAGCTAAAAACTAAATATAAGGATATAAATTAAGTTCCTATATAGGTTCTTTTTTTATGTCTTTTTTTAATAAAGTAGGTGATTAGATTGATAGTAACACTAGAAGAAATAAAACAGTATTTAAGGATAGAATCGGATTGCATAGAAGAAGATAGCTTTTTAGAGCTAGTGGAAAAAAGTGCAGAGCAATATATTAAAAATACTACAGGAAAACTATTTGATGATAGAAATGATTTAGCAAAGTTAGCGTGTTTAATTTTTATCTGTGATAGGTATGAAAATAGAGGAAGTGCTGATTTAACTATAAAGGCACAAAATGCGTTAAGTTATATACTTACACAATTAAGTTATTGTTATGTAGGTGATAAAAATGAAAGTTAAGATAGGAGAAATGAGACATAGAATAACTATTCAAAAATATAATACATATCAAAATGAAAATGGATTTGATATAGAAGAATGGGATGATTATAAAACTGTATGGGCAAGTATGAATAATCTATGGGGTAAAGAATTTTACGCAGCAAAGTCTACAAATTCTGAAAATACAGTAGAATTTATAGTTAGATATTCTAAAGATTTAGAGAAAATTAATTCTAAGGAATATAGAATTAAAACTATAAAAGATAAAAATACTACAAAAGAAAAAGATAAATATAGATATTTTGATATAACTTTTATAGACAATATTAAATATGAAAATAAGTGGCTAAAAATTAAAGCTATTGAGGTGATTTAAATGGCTAATGGAATTGAAATTGAAGGTATGGAAGAATTTACAGATTTTCTTGAGGATATGACTATTAATGAATCTGATGAAAAAAAGGCTGTAAGAGAAGCTATAAAACCTATTGCACAGGAAATTGAGAAAAATACAACTAAAAGAACTGGTAAGCTATCTAAACTATCTAAAACAGTAAAAAGAGAAGGTTTAGGAACTGTAGGAATAATAAAAACTAAAGCCTTTTACGATATTTTTGAAGAATTTGGGACTAGTATAGCTAAACACAATGTTGGATATTTTGATAGAAGTATAAAAAATACAGAGGATAAAGCTTTAGAAATATTAGCCAAAGAATTATTAAATAAAACAAACTAAAGTAGGTGGTGGTAATTGGATATAAAAAAAAAATTATTAAAAGTATTAAATTCTAAAGAAGTAATAGATATGTTACCCGATAAGCGTGTATATTTTTTACATGCGGTGAATCCTGATAAAAAGTTATATCTTGAGTATGAGATTGTGAATGAGTATGGAGTAGAATATAGCGAAGGTAATGAGGATTATACAACATACATAGTACAATTAGATATATTTTCTACTGGAGATTATATAGAGTTAGAAAATGTAGTTAAAAAAATAATGATACATAATGGATTTAATAGAGATATGGCAGCCGACCTTTATGAGAAGGAAACTGGCTTATACCATTGTGCAATGAGATTTAATATAAGTTTACCAATTGACTAGTTTAAAACTAGTCTTTTTTTATGTGAAAAATTAATTTAAAGATTGAAAGGATGAAATTTTAATATGGATAAAGTAGTACCAGTCGTGGATTTAAAAAAATTATATGTAGCTGAAGTTAAAGAGGATGGGTTAACAACAACTTTTGACAGTACAAAATATTTTGAAGGTGTAAAAGAATTAGGAATAAAACCTAAAATTAATACTGACGAGTATTATGCAGAAGGTGTATTATGGCTTAGCGAAACTACATTAGCTAATATAGATGTAGAAGTAGATATTACAGATTTAAAAAAAGAAGAAGAGGCATTTCTTTTAGGTCATAAGTTAGCAAATGAGGGCGGAATTATAAGAAGTGCTAATGATAAGGCACCAGAAGTTTGTTTACTTTATAAAGCAATGAAAGGCAACGGAAAGGCTAGATATGGAATAATGTACAAGGGTACATTTTCTTTAAGTGATGAAAACTATAAAGGTAAGGAAGGAAAGGCTAATTTCCAATCTAAAAAATTAAAAGCATCTTTTGCACCTTTACATTCTAATGAAATGTGGAATTGGAAAGTAGACGAAGAAGATGGAATGACAGATGAAAAATTCTTTAAATCTGTAATAATACCTACAGAGAAAAAAGAGAATATAGAAGGTTAATTTATGGGGTAGAAATAATCTACCCTTATTATTTTGTTGATGAAAGGATTGGATAATATGTTAAATAAAATAAGAAAACAAAAAATAGGTGATAAAGAGTATTCTTTTAAAATGACTAATAGAACCATTAGAAAGATTGATGAAAAGTATGGTAATTATGGTTCTGTTATTTATGGGTTAATGGAAGGACAACAATTCTACACAAATGCTTTAAGATTAGTATCTATGTGTTGTGTAGATAAAGAAAAAGTACTTATAAATAAAGAAGAAAATACATATGAAGAAAAAATAAAAGAATGGGACATTGAAGAACTAGAAAATGTTATAACAGGACAGCAATATCAAGAAATTACAAACTTAGCAGTGGAGCTTTATATTGATTATATGGGATTGAATAAAGACAATGAAGAAGAAACAAAAAATAAAGAAGCTAAAAAAGAAAAAAACTAAATGACCAGTCGAAGTATGAAATTGACTTTGACTGGCTTTTTTATTTAGCAAAAGTACATTTAAATTATTCTAAAGAAGAATTTTGGGATAGTACACATGCGGAAATATACAAGATGTGGGGAAGCCATATTAAATTTAATCACTGGGAAATTAAAGATAATAATGAAGAAAATAACCCTGCAAATGATGTGAATTACAAAAGAGTAAATATAGAAAATATACCATTTCTATAAGATAGGCACTTTGATAAGTGTCTTTTTTATAGAAAGATTTAGAAGGGAGGGGAATAATGGCTAGCAATACAGAAAAACGAATAACCGCAAAAATGGTATTAGATAGCAGCGGATTTAATTCCAGCTTAAAAGGTGTAAATGCAGAATTAAAAAATGCACAATCCCAGATGAAATTAGCTAGTTCTGGGATACAAGCATTTGGGAAAGACAGCGAAAAATTAAAATCTGTACAAGAGGCACTTTCTAAACAAGTAGAATTACATTCCCAAAAAGTAGGCATATACACGCAGTCCATAGAAAAAACTAAATCTAAACTAGAAGATAATATAAAAGTTAGAGATAAGTTAAAAGAGAATTTATCTAAAGCAGAGAGCCAGTTAAAAAAAGTTATAGATACTCATGGGAAAGAACTACAAGGGTATATAAAAAATAAAGAAGAGTTATCAAAATTAAATAAAGAATATGAAATAGCTAAAAAAAGATATGGAGAAAATAGTACAGAAGCTAATAAATTAAAAGAACAGATTAGTAAGCTAGAAAATGAGCAAAAAAAACTTACAGCTGAGAAAGAAAAAGAAGTAAAAGCATATGAAAAAGCTAAAATAGAAGTTGATAAAACAACAAAAGAGTATGAAAAAAATGAAAAAGCCATAGATAGTAATGCAAAAAAAATACAACAGTATGATACTAATCTAAATAAAGCACAATCTCAGATGAATAAAGCTCAAGGGGAACTAAAAAAAATAAATGAAGAATTAGATAAGCAAAATAATAAATGGGTAAGTGCCAGTAATAGATTAAAAGATCATTCAGAAAAATTAAAAAACACAGGTAAAGAGATAACTGACGTAGGAAAAGGAATAAATAAATTATCGCTTCCCATTGCTGCTGTTGGTATTGGAAGTGCAAAAGCAGCTATAGATTTTGAAAGTGCATTTACTGGAGTGAAAAAGACCGTTGAAGGAACAGATGAACAATTTGCTCAACTAAGCAAGGGCATAAGAAATATGTCTAAAGAAATGCCACAAAGTGCTGTAGAAATATCGGGAGTTGCGGAGGCAGCGGGGCAGCTAGGTATAAAGACAGAAAATATTCAAGGATTCACTAAATCCATGGTCATGTTAGGAGATTCAACTAACATGAGCTCAGAACAGGCAGCTACTTCATTGGCTAGATTAGCTAATATTACACAAATGCCACAAACTGAATTTGATAAGTTAGGTTCTGTTATAGTTCACCTAGGCAATAATTTAGCTACAACAGAATCAGAAATTGTAGAAATGGGGCTAAGACTTGCGGGAGCAGGTAAACAAATTGGCTTAACAGAAGCACAAACATTAGGTTTATCAGGTGCATTAAGTTCTGTAGGGATAGAAGCGGAAATGGGTGGTTCTGCTATATCCAAAGTTATGGTTAAGATGCAAGCGGCTGCAACAATAGGCTCAGATCAAGCTAAAAAATTATCTCAGGCAACAGGAATGTCTATGAGAGAACTTGAACTTCTAGCGTCCAATAATGGGAAAGCATTTAAAGAAGTTGCAGATTCTTTGAATATGACCACAGCAGAAATGAATGCTGTAATAAAAAGCTCTAAAGAATTGGACAACTTCGGTAAAATAGCAGGAATGACAGGAGAACAGTTTAAAGAAGCGTTCCAAAAAGATGCATCCACTGCACTTATTGCATTTATAAGAGGTTTAGGTAATGCAGAAAATGCTGGAACATCAGCTATAGAAATGCTAGAAGAAATGGGTATAAAAGAAGTAAGACTTAGAGACAGTTTACTTAGAGCAGCAAATGCAGGTACTTTATTAGAAGATTCTATAAATATGGGAACTAAAGCTTGGGGAGAAAATATTGCTCTTACTAACGAAGCAAACCAAAGATATGAGACTACAGAAAGTAAGTTAAAAATGGCAAGAAATCAGATAGTAGATGCAGGTATAAGTATTGGTAATAATTTGTTACCTGCATTAAGAGATATAGCAGTTAGCGTTGCAGGAATGACAGAAAAATTTTCTCATCTAAGTCCAGAAATGCAGAAAGGTATTGTTAAATTTGGTGCATTTGTAGCAATTACAGGACCTACTGTAGTTGGTATAGGAAAAGTAATAACTGGATTCGGTAGCATTGTAAGTTTCGGAAGTAAAGTGGCTGGAATAATGGGCAAGGTAACACTTGCTACAAAAGGGGTAGAAGTAGCAAGTGTGACGGCTGGAGCTACAATGGCAACAACAGGAGCAAAAACAGGATTATTAAGTACAGCATTTAGTGGAGTTAAAGGTGCTGGAGGTTTAGCAGCAAGTGGAGTTGTAAAATTAGCAGGAGCATTAGGAATGTCTGTTCCAGTGCTAGGCATTGCAGTGGCAGGAGTAGCAGCGGTAGGATATGGAGCATATAAATTGCATAAAAATCTTAAACAAGAGGCAGTCCCATCTGTTGATTTGTTTGATAAAAAATTAAAAACCACCCAAACTACCGTAGATCAATACGGTAACAAAATGAATACTGTGATAACCAAGACAGTTAATTTTACAAATCAAACAAAAAAAGCAGTAGGAGCGTACTTAGAAATAGATAAAAAAGCAAGTAGTGCAATGATGAGTTTGGTAACAAATTCTGATAAATTTACTAAGCAAGCTAAAGATAAAGTTCTTAAAAATTTTAGTGATATGAGTAAAAAATCTAGTTCACTTTCAAATGAGCAAAAAAATACAATGACAACTAATTTTAAAAAATTAGTTGCTGACACAGGAGTACTAACTAAAAAAAATAAAGATGAAATAATAAAACAATACACTGCAATGGTAAATGGAACTAAAGGACTTAACAAAAAACAGAAGGATCAAACTATAAAAGAGTTTACAGACACTTTAAATAAAAGCACTGCAATTACTAAGCAACAATCTTCTAATTTACAGCAATTATACAAAGATATGGGGGATAAAATTAAGGTTGGATTAGATAAAAAAAAGGAAGAAGAATTAAAAAGCCAGCAAGAATTTTTTAGCAGAAGTAATGTTTTGACCACAACAGAGGAAGCTAAAATATTACAAACAACCACGACTAGTTGGGAAGATAAAAAAAAGACAATTGATGGATTGCAAAATCAAATCAATACTATTATAAAAAATGCAGCCGATAATCATAGGCAAATTACAGCAGAGGAAGCCAAAACAATTGACGGTTTACAAAATCAAATGAAAGAAAATGCAGTTAAAACACTAAGTACATCTGAACTTGAACAAAAGACGATAATGGAAAGACTAAAAAACTATAATGGGAGAATAACAGCAGAGCAGGCTTCTGATACAATAAAAAATGCAGAAAAGCAAAGGCAAGGTGCAGTAGATAAAGCTAATAAACAGTATGATGGAACTGTTAAACAAATAATTAAAATGCGAGATGAAAGTAAGGTTATAACAAAAGAGCAGGCAGATAAAATGTTAAAGGAAGCGGAGAGACAAAGGAAAGGTTCTATTAGTAAGGCTAACGAGCTTAAGGATGGAGTTGTAAAGCAAATAAAAAAAATGAACAGTGATACTCTTAAAGATATTGATACAACAGACGGACACATAATGACTAAATGGGAAAAGTTAAAGAGTTGGTTTGCTAACAACCCAATTATAAGATGGATTAAGTCTAAAACTAGCGGAGACCCCGAACCACAAAAAAAATGGACAGGAGATAGATACTTTAGCGGAGGACTTACTTATTTACATGATGCTCCAGGTAGAAATAGCAATTATGAACTTTACGATCTCCCAAGAGGAACTAGAATATTTAACCATGATGCAAGTCAAGATTTGGTTATGCAAACGGCTGAAAGCGTAGCAACAAAGGTAGCTAATAATGTATTAAAAGGATTTAATGGCAGTAATGGAATAAATGTAACACAACATATTTATTCTCCAGTACCAACTCCAAGCGAATTGGCTAGACAATCTAAAAACAATTTAAGAGAATTAGCACTAAATTGGTAAAAGTGAGGTGGTGATATGAATAAAAAAGAAAAATTTATATACGAAAATGAGAAAGGACAACAGATAGAATTTTCTATTTGGAGTCCTTTTTTCTTACAAAATATAGATGGTATAAGTGGTTTAAAGAATATTATTTACAGTAGTAAAGGAATGAGACAAGATGGATCTACTAATACAGGTAACACCTTGGATGACAGAAATATAGTTATCCAAGGTGCAATTATAGATAATAAAGAAATTAATAGGGAAAAACTATTAAGCATAATAAACCCAAAATTACAGGCTAAATTAATTTATACAGATGGGAATATAAAAAAATATGTAGAATGCAAAGTGGAAACTGCACCTGTTATACCTAAAGAAAATAATTCTAAATTTCAAATGAGTTTTTTATGTAATAATCCATATTGGAAAGATTATATTGATAGTAAAGTTAATATAGCATTATGGAAAGGTGATTTTCATTTCCCTTTAGTGATTCCACAAGGGAAAGGCATTACGATGGGACATAGAGAACCAAGTCTTATTGTTAATGTGCTAAATAATGGACAGGTTAAAACAGGTATGATAATAGAATTTTTTGCAAGAGGTACTCTTAAAAATCCATCTTTATTTAATGTAAACACTAGAGAGTTTATAAAAATAAATAAAGCAATGGCTGCAGGAGAAAAATTTATAATAAATACTAACTATAGTAAGAAAAAAATATTACAAGAGCTTAATGGTGTTACTACAGATATATTAAATTATTTAGATATCGAAGGTGGAGGAGATACCTTTCTACAGCTAAATGTTGGAGATAATTTATTCCGTTATAATGCAGATAGTAATTTAGATAACTTGGAAGTTAATATATATTTTAGTCCACAATATTTGGGGGTGTAATTATTGGAATTATATATATTTAACAGGGATTTAGAATTAATAGGTATATTAGACACTTTTACATCTTTAAGGTGGATTAGGAGGTATTTTAAAAGTGGAGAATTTGAATTACATTGTGCTTTGAATTTTAATACCTTAGAATTGTTAAAAAGAGATAATGTAGTTTATAAAAAAAATGATGTTGAAGCTGGTTATATAGAAACTAGGCAATTAAAAATAGGAGAAGATGGACAGGAATATTTAGAAGTTAAAGGTAAATTCCTTACTAATTATTTAGATAGGCGTATTAGCTGGGATAGAGTTAGTTTTTCTAGCAAAACAGAGGAGTTAATGAGAAAGCTAGTATTAGAAAATGCTATAAGTCCAACTAATATAAATAGAAAAATCCCAAATTTAATTTTAGGAGATTTAAAAGGATTTAAAGAGGATATTAAATATGCTAACAGCTTTGGAAACATAATAGAGCAGTTAGAAAATATAAGTAATACAAATAATTTAGGATATAGAAATATATTAGATATAAAAAATAGAAAAATATTATTTGATATATACAAAGGTGTTGATAGAACCATAAACAATGGAACTATAGCACCTTGTATTTTTTCAAGGGATTTTGAAAATATATTAGAACAGGAATATATGGATAGTTTAAATAATTATAGAAATACAACGTTAATAGCTGGAGCAGGTGAAGGAAGTGCCAGAAAAATAACATCTATAGAAGAAGGTGTTGGATTAGATAGATATGAATTATATGTAGATGCAAGAGATATAACAGATAAGGAAGAGAAGAAAAAAACAGTATTAGATTATGATGAGGAAGGTAATGTTACTGGAGAACATGAAGAAACAGAGGAAGTTGAAATCCCTTGGGAACGGTATAAGCCTTTGTTACTTCAAAGAGGTAAAGAAAAATTATCTGAGTGTGAAGAAATACAAACCTTTGATAGTAAGATAAATACTAATGGAAATAATGTTTATGAAAAAGATTTTGATTTAGGAGATATAGTAATGATAGTAGATAAAAAATGGGGAATAAGAATAGACACAAGAATAACAGAAATAGAGGAAATTTACGAGGAAAAAGGATTAGAGGTTAATGTTACTTTTGGTAACAATATTCCTACAATAATAGATAAAATTAAACAGAAAGTGAGGTAATGATATATGATAAAAAGTTTTCCTTTTAATGCTGTTTATGATGCTAATGGCGTTCCAGATAGAGCTTATTTGGCAGAAGATTTTGCAGGATATTTTGCTAAATTTATAGGAACTGGAGTATATCCTAATCCAGCGACAGGCTTACAAGTAGTTGCTGTAGATGGTGATATGCGAATAAGAATAAAAAAAGGTTATGGGTATATTCTTGGTCGTGATTTTGAAAATACTGATGATTATATTTTCAAGTTAGATCCAGCTGATGGTGTACTTAGCAGAATAGATAGAGTGGTATTAAGATTAGACTATCTTGATAGAAAAATAAAACCTATATTAAAAAAAGGGAATTATGGAAGTTCTCCAATTGCTCCAGCCTTACAAAGGAATTCGGACGCATACGAAATAGCTTTAGCAGATGTATATGTAAGAAATGGTGTTATAAGTATAATGCAAAGCAATATTACAGATTTAAGGCTTAACAAAGAATTCTGTGGTATTGTACATGCTGTTATACAACAAGTTGATACCACAGAAATTTTCCGTCAGTTTCAAGCGTGGTTCAATGAGCAAAAAAATGTACATGAAGGGGATTTTGAAAAATGGTTAAATGAATTTAAAATTATTACTGGTAAGAAATTTACTGATTGGGTAGATGATTTAAAAAATTCGCTAGACCCAAATGAAGATATTGCCGCACAATTGCAGATGCAAATATCCACTGTTAAGTCGGATTTGGCTGATATTACGACATATCAAACAGCTGGGGGAACAGCAACTTCAATAAATTTAAATTTACCTACTTTAGTAAATGGATATGCCACAACATTTATAGCAAGTAGTAACAATAATAAAAATGCTACAACTATAAATGGGAAAAAATTATATAAGCCCAATACAACTACTACACCTAATTTAACTGCAGGAAAGGCGATTTCCGTTTGGTATAGTGCTACTAAAGATTGTTTTTTTATCAAAGCTAGTGCAGAGGGGAACGCCATTGCTGAGAATGTACTAGCAGGAAAGACTTTCAGCAATGATGATGATACTGATATTGCAGGAACAATGCCCAATAGAGGAACATTCAATCTCGGATTTGGTGCTACTGTACCAGCTGGTTATTATAGTGGTGGAATTGTACCGAATGGTAAAAGATTGGCATACGGAGAGTTATCAGTAACTATTAATACTGATAGAATAATGTCGATAACAGGTTTAAGTTTTACCCCTTCAAAAGTAATAGTTTCATGTTATGAGTATTCAAACTCCCCCTATACTGATAGCTTAAATCTTATTATTTCTAATATTGCTGATATATACAATATGTATGGATCGTTTACAGATAATAGTGGTGATGAAATAACTAGTCATGGTGAAAAAATTAAAAGTAAAATAATAACTGGAGGTTTCAATGTGTATCTACCAAAAATTGGGAATGGCGGAAATTTAAAATATTGGGCTTATGAATAGGAGGTATATTAATGCAAATAGAGAAAAGAATTATTTTTAATAAAGTTACTGGCACAGTTCTAAACGGCTGTTTAGAAGAACGTTATGATTCTGGTCTAACAGAAAAAATGATTAATGATTTAAGACCTAAAGAGATAGATTATTTAGATTTAGAATATGGAAGCACAATTTTGAAGAATGTAGATACTTATCATATTGATGTGGAAACTAAAGAAATAGTTATAGACAAATATAAAGAACATATAGAAACACAAGAAGAAAAGCTTAAAAGAGAAAAGCAAGAATTAGAAAATCAATTATTATTAAAAGAAAATAAAGAAACAGGAGGCATATTATAATATGATTAATGAAATAGTAGTTAGAATAATAGCAGAAAGAATATTAAATAAAGGATTGAATCCTTTGAAAAATAGAGAGTTTGTTTTAGAAGATGTAACTAATGAAGATTATAGAAAAGCAGTAGAGGACTATATTATTAAAAATAGTGGGGTAGTTGCCTCACAATAGTTAATAGAGATATTAAGAATAACAAATAAAGCTTTCTAATAAAACAGGAGCAATTTTATCTCTTAACTTTTTAGAGATAAAATTGCTCCTGTTATTATGCAGAAATTACTTTATAAGTTACAGGAGAAGTAGTGGATTTTAGTACTGTTATTCCACGTCCGTTATTTAAGGAGTCAATATAGTCACCACCAAGGCTATATAAATATGGGGCAACATTTACAGCAACAGATGCAGGTATGCCTTCTTCATTTATTAGCCACCCTTGGAATGAACTAACTGTTACACCTGGAATTCTAAGATATACAGCCATATTATTGGTATCAGCATATCCAAAAGAATAATATGTCTGATAAGATGTTGACATAGAAGTGACTCCAACAGTTAAAGTGCTTGATTTAGCATTAGCAGTCACATCTTTAGCTTGTACATTTGATAAAGACAGTCCAGAACTTAATACTATACCAGCTAGTGCTGGTACTAAAAATTTAGTTTTGTTATTCATATGTTTTCTCTCCTTTGCTTTGAAATTATTTTATTATATGTTTATATATACAAATTCTATATTAGTTTACAAATTCCTTTTTATTTACAAATAATTAAAAATATTTACAAATAACAACAATTAACAAAATATTAACAATACGACGTAATAGATAAATTTTATATAGAGGATTTTATGTGAAAATATAGAATATTAACTTTGGGTGTAATTTTAAATTTATATGACATTTAAGAGAAGAGGTTTTTAGCATGAACAAATTAAGTACAATAATAAGTACTATACCTACAGCTATTATAGCAACCATTATAACAATTATAGTAACTCATATTAGAGAATATATTAAAGATACAAAAATTAAAAGGAAATATGCGGCTATTTTATATTATGATATGAATGATTCTATAGATATGATAAAATCTGATATGGAAGGTATTCTTAAGAATCAATTTACTTTTATTGATAAATACAAACTTTATGATTATTTAGTTTCTGTTAGAGATATCATATCAGAAGACAGTTTTAAAAATATAAAAATATATTATAAAAATCTTTTTCTTTTAGAAAATTGTTGGGAAAAGTATTGGGATTGTAAAGATCAAAAGGAAATAAAATTATTAGAGAAAGATTATTATGAAGCAAAGAATTTGTTAAAATCATTATATGAAGATGATAAGCAAGGTTTTATAAATACTATTAGTATTTTAAAAGACATAGCAAAAATTAAATAACAATTAAGTAGTTAAGACGACACAACCAAATAATTTATAAAGGTAAAATAGGGACTATTAATATATAGTCTTTTTTATTTTACTGAAATTAAGATTTAAAGGCATTTTTATAATGTCTTTTTTTATTTTTACTAATATAATTACATAAATTTAGTTATGTTAATTAAATTTAAAATAAACTAAAAAATAATAAAGAAAGGATGTGTATTATATGGAACAAGAAATGATGAAGTATATGATAAGTCAAGGAGCTTTTGCAGTTTTATTTTGTTACTTATTGTATTTTGTACTTAAAACTTCAAAGGAAAGAGAAGAAAAAATGCAAAGTACAATTGATAAAAACCAAGAAGTTATTGGTGATTTAGCTAGAAAATTTGATGTACTAGAAGATGTTAAAAGAAGTGTAGATAAAATAGAGAATAAATTGGAGGGATAGTATGAATAGAGCATTAAGAAAAATAACAAGTGCTAGGTGGCTTATAGCAGTAATGATGACTATTGTCTTTGCTATATTAGCAATTAGAAATACCCTAAATACGGAGTTTTTAACTATTTATACTATGATTATAGCATTTTATTTTAGTAAGGATAGGAAGGAAGTAGGTAATTAATGAAAATAGAAATAGATTGTGGGCATACATTAAGTGGTGCTGATTATGGAGCAGTAGGAATAAAAGCAGAATCTAATTTAACTAGAGAAGTAGGAACAAAAGTAATAAGTAAATTACAAGCATTAGGGCATACAGTTATTAAGTGTTATAAGGATACTTGCAGCAGTTTACAAGATAGTTTAAGTTATAGAACTAATATGGCTAATAATTATAATGTAGATTTATATGTATCTATTCATTTTAATGCTTTTAATGGCAGTGCCTATGGAACAGAGGTTTTAACTTATGGAGGAAAATCTTTTACAGAAGCGTCAAGAGTATTAAATAATATTTGTACTTTAGGTTATACAAATAGAGGTATAAAAGATGGTAGTAATTTATATGTATTAAAGCATACAAAGGCTAAAGCTATGCTTATAGAATGTTGTTTCTGTGATAATAGAAACGATATGAGCAGATATAATGCCGAAAATATGGCTAATGCTATAGTTAAAGGACTAGTAGAAAAAACTACAAACAATAGTATACCAAGTCAACCATCTACAAATAATGGATGGGTTAATCTAGATGGTAAAACAGGTACTATATGTACCCCAAGTGGTGTAAATGTTAGGGAAAAGAAATCGACTTCTAGTAGAATATTAGGGACTTTACCTAATGGAGCAAAGGTTAGATTGTATAGAAAAGAGGGAGATTGGATACATATTTATTATCCTTCACATGGTGGATATATTTATGGGAAGTATGTAAAATATTAAGTTATATTTTTTTGCATGATATTTTGTAAATTGTTTTGTTCTTAATATATCCAAAGTTTGATATTTTATTTACAAATATTACATTTTTGTTATAATTAAACTATATTAACAAGAGGGGGATTAAGGACATGAAAAAGAATTTTAAATTAATAATAGGCGGACTTATTATATTTATTGCAGGGTATTTTATAGGTGATGCTACAGCAATTAGTAGAGTTAATAAACAAATTGGTCAAAGTGTAGATAAACAAGTTTCTAGCACAAAAGAGGAAGTAAAAGAAGAAAAGAAGGATGTGAAATTTGGAGAACAGTCTCCTGTAGGAAATTTAAGTATTAAAATTTTAGAAGCTAAAGAAAATGGTGCTATTAGCAATGAATCTGGGAAATCAACACCAAGTGGGAAATTTATAGTAATAAAACTAGATATAAAAAATAATGGTGAAGAAGCTACAGGATATGAACCACATGAATTTAAATTAAATGATGGGAAAAAAACATATGGAGTTGATGATAATTCTTTTGAAGCATTAGGGCATCTAAATAGCCAAGAATCTATTTTTAGAGAAAATAAAAATTTTATAGGGTCTTATGATAAAATTAATGCAGGAATAAACAAGAATACTTTCTTAGTATTCGATATACCTAAAGATATTAAGATTGATAATCTAAAATTAATAACAGAGCATAATAAAGGAATACAATTTAATCTTAAATAATTATTTATAAAAAATATTAGAGTTTTTACTACATTATATAAGGTAGAGTATTAATTTACTTTACCTTATTTTATTTTTTTGTATAATACAACATAATAATATAGAGTATTAGAATATCTTTAATTTACAAATTTATATTGTATACCACATAGAAATTGTTATTTTTATGAAGTGTATTTTATATAAAATAACTTGATTATTACCATGCAATAATAGTATAATAAAGGCAATTACAAAATACGTATAAATTAATTAAAAAAATACCTATAAATGAATGAAAATTTTATTTGTATATGATTTTTAAAGAAAAACATATAAATTGCTAAAATCGTTTAAACCTAGCAATATCAATAGCTTGGAATATTTGGGTATACTATAAATAATGGGAAGGGAAAACCAACAAATTCTGAGTTTATTGCAATGGTAGCTGATAAATTAAGGTTAAAAAATAGGGTTTGATAAATCGCTTAGTTGATGGGTTTGTTAGATATCTTATACGGTAAACTTTGTAAAAATCGCTATGGATTTTATTGTTTTATATCAATAAATTTAAAATTAAATTATATAAAAATGCCTTTTATACTGTTTAAATAGCAAATAAATATGGATTATGGAAAAAGTAACAATTCTGATGGGAAAGTAATACAATAAATATAAACACTTATATTAAGAGGAAATATGAAATTCAATGGATGGAATAGTTTTGAGGACTTAGCGAGAGCTTGTGGATATACTAACTCTCATAAGGATAGTGATAATACAAGTGAAACAAGTAACAATAATGCAACAAATGAATCTTGCAATATGGGATGTTATGATATACCTAATGGATTTCAATCCTTAAATCCACAGTTATTCGTTGCAATAGGAGGAATACTTGGAGATATATTAGCAGGCAGTATCCCTGCTAATGTTCAAGCTGCACTTGGAAATTGGTTACTGTTAGTTGGCCAGGCAATTGTAACATTTAATGCTCAACAAATATATTTTCAACAAGGACCGGGGAGATATTTTAATCCTCAGAATTATAATGTAGATAATCCATTTTGCCAAACTACTTCTCAAAATACTACTCAGAATAATAGCTCAAGCAAGAATAGTAAAAATTCAAGCAAAAGTAAAGAAAAAAACTCGAATTCTGATTATAATAAAAAATCATCTAGTAAAAATAAAGTTGATAAAATAGAGGAGCTAGAGTTACGGATAAATCAGCTAATATCTGAAGTGGAGAGAATTAAAAATGAAATTGAAAAATAAATTATATATATTACAATACGGTTTCTACATCTTAATACATAGCCTGTCTATTGTTTGAGTAGGAACTGTATTTATATTTTCTATAAACTTTTGAATTGTAATTTTAACTTTTGGTAGAGAAGAAAAAAATATATTATTAATTACGGATGATTTTAACCATCACCATAACCCCTTAATTACGTTAAATTTTGGACTACATTGTAGTAAAAACATCAATTATATAATCCTCAAAGGCAATCAACAAATAGAGTTAAAGGTATCTAGATACTGCTCTATTGCTAATTTTTCAATTCTCTCTTTTTCATTTTATGTAGCTCTAACATAAATTCTCTGATTATATATTTATTAATATTCTTTTTTAGTCTTCTTCCTAACGTTTATGATTCTTCTTCAAAAATTAAAAGAGTATTCCTGCTTTTGATGTTGCATATTCGATAAATAATGTGACACAAGTAAATATTTTATAAAGGTAAAATAGGGACTATTAATATGCAGTCTTTTTATTTTTGCATATTTTTAATAAAAAACATTGTAAAAAACAGTACGTTTCTTAAAAACAATAATAATAAATTACTAAGTTGTAACAAACATAATATATTTTAAACAAATATATTATGTTTGTTTGCAATTTGTAGACAAGGTAGTGTAAATGTATGAGAAAAGAAATCTAGATCTAGTAGAATATTAGGAGCTTTACCAAATGGATCAAAGGTTAGATTATATAGAACAGAGGAGGAATGGATACATATTTATTAACCTTCATATGGAAGTTATGTTTATGGTAAGTATATAAGATATTAATTTTAAAGAAGTAGAAGGAATTTTTTGACATGTATAGAATATAAATATAATAGTTTTCTATAACTCATTATCAAGTCCTTCTTGAATAAAAAGGAGCCCATGTATATAGTAGGGGCTCTTTTTTATTATATATTAATACTGTAGAATCAATATTTATAACATCCTTGAAATTAAAAAATGGCCATTTTACTATTGTTGAACAACATAGGATGTATTTAAATCTGTTTCTAGCACTTATCATGCTTGTTCTATGTATGTGAATATTAGTATGAGATGTATTATTTAAAATAGTAGTTGCAGCTTATGAGGTAGTTATTATTTAAGGGGATTTTTGATATATGGAACATTAAACATAATGGTTTCCCAATAAACTAAACATAGACCTCCCTAAAATACAAAAGAACCCTAATGAACAGAGCTCTCTTGCTGTGGAATTTTTTATATTGGTGCTGTATATTGGCTTATTTTATTATAACCAAGGTATAAAAAATTTAATCCATAAAAATATATTATATAAAAAATGTTAATTTTTCATACTATTTTAGTTTATTTTATAATTCTAGGTTTAAAAGTAAAAATAAGAGATCCGTCTTTAAAAAATAAAGTAATTATAAATTTAAATTGCAAGAAATGAATTATATTTCCATAGGAAACAAAAAAAACACATAATATATTTTTTATTAAGTATGGGGGGAAAGAAAACAAAATGAAAAAAGCATTAATAGTAACTATGTTATTTGCAGTAACAATAGCTGATTCAACTGCTCCAACATTCGCTGCTGAAAAATCAAAAGCTTCTACTGTTGAGAAAAAATAAATCTTAACAAGAGCTACAAGATCAGTAGGACATGTTAAGATTATTGGTGATGGTGTAAGATTAAGAGCTACACCAGGTTTAAATGGGACAGTTTTAGCTCTATTAGATGGGGGCGCTTTAGTAGAGTATAATAATGGAGGAGCATACGCTGATGGTCAAGAATAGGTGCACGTAAGATATGGCTCAATAGAAGGTTATGTGTCTAAAAATTATGTTACATTTAAAATTTGAACTGAATAATTATATTATTTAATCAAAAATTGATGCTATATAATAAGTTATATTTAAAGTATACAATAATGTATAAATAAGTAAAAATATGAAGGATAAAAAAAGAAGGAATTCAAATAGTTGTAAAGAATGTAATAATTATGGGTTATCATACCAAAATAAATACATGAAGAGGGGGAATCAATATGAAAAAGAAGACAACTATATTAAGTATCTTTCTAGCTGCTTTTATGGCTTTATTACTAAATGTAGGTAATGTTAAAGCTGCGCCAACTGGACAAGATATAGTAAACTATGCTATGAAGTTTAGAGGGACTCCATATGTTTGGGGAGGAAAAGATCCATCAGGATTTGATTGTTCAGGACTTGTATACTATGTATATAAAAATGCTGCAGGTATAGAATTACCAGGGAATACTTATGGGCAGATCACAAAAGGTACTCCAGTATCACAAAGTAATTTACAACCAGGAGATTTAGTATTTACTGACAACGTTGAACATGTAGGAATATATGTTGGAAATGGACAAATGATACATGCACCGGAATCAGGGGATGTTGTTAAGGTTTCAGATATATGGAACTTCTATGCTGGAAGAAGAATTATAAATACACCACAATCTTATGTTAAGGTAGATGGTGGCGGATATGCTAATTATAATGGCGCTCCAGGATTAAATTTAATAATTAGAGATTTTAGTTCAGATATTGCAAGAGTATTTGCATGGGTGGATTCAGACACTGGTGCTTCTTGGTCTTTTGCATTAGATCCACCAAACTCAAATTATACAAAACTATATAAAAATACTAGTAAAGTAATAACAAAGAGAAATGGTGGATACACTTTTTCTAAAGGGGCTACGTATAAGGTAAAAGTTAAAGGATACAATAGTTCTGGACAAGTTGTAGCAGAAAATCAAATAACTCTTAAAATACCTCAATAA